CCTTTGACCTCCTTCTCCGGGAGGAGGAGGTCATCGCTGTCGCCGTGAAGGCATCGCAGAAAGCCACCGTCGAGCCCGGCGTAGGTGGGGCCGAAGGGTTCCACCGCCTTCGCGATCAACTCTGGTGGGGGCTTCGGGGGTGGATCAAGGCGGGGGGCGCCATCCCACCGGATGAGCGTCTCCAGAAGGAGCTCTGCGCGCCCATTTATTGGTTCGTGGCTACTGGGCTTATTCAAGTCGAGAGCAAGGATGACTTGAAGAAGAAGCTCGAGCGCTCTCCCGATAGTGCCGATGCGCTCGCCCTCGCGGTGTATGTGCCGCCGCGGCGGGGCGGCATCCGAATTGACTACGAGCCGTGGACGGACTGAATGGGCGTGTTTTCGTTCTTGCAAGGAATGGGTCAAGCGGCCGTAGACGCAGCCTCGCGGCTCGTGGGGCGGCCGCAGCTCCTCGGCGAGGTCGGGCCACGCCATGAGGAATTGGCGCCGCTCGAGGCCATGTACAAGGGGCGTCAGTACGAAGGACGCGGCCTGGCGCCGTCATGGGACAAGCTCGCCCCCGGGGAACGTCCGCCCCCGTTCCGCCAGCAGCGTCCGAGCGTCCAGTACGACCTCCCCCGCTACATGGTCTTACGTGTCGCTGCCTTGCTTTTCGGGGAGGGCCGCTTTCCGGAGGCGTCTTTCCAGCCGCACGCAGCAGGAGCCAACGTCGCTCCGGTCAACGCCTGGCTGGCCCAGGTGATGGACGAGGGCCGCCTGCAACTCGCTGCGCTCGCGGCCGCCCGCAACGGCCTCGCCGTGGGGAGCGTCGCGATGACCTGGGCGGTGGTCGGGGGGCGGTTCATCTTCGAGGCCCACAAGGGGCAGTTCTGCAAGCCGACGTTCGACCAGATGGATCGCCGTCGCCTGGTCCGTCTCGAGAAGCGCTACGTCTTCACGCGGAAAGAGCCGGGGCCGTCGGGCGCGCTCGTTGAGCGGTCCTACGTGTGGCGGGAGGATTGGGACGCCAGCAGGCACGTGGTCTATGAGCCCAAGCCAACGGCTTCCCGGTCCGAAGAGTGGACGGTGATGGCCGAGGCGGCTCACGGCTTCGGTGTCGTCCCGGCGGTGTGGATCCGCGCGCTCGATGAAAGCGATCACTGCGACGATGGGCCATCCCTCTATGAGGGCCTCGGCGATTTGTTCGAGGACATCGACCGGACAATCAGCCAGAAGAGTCGCGCGATCTATTTCAACCAGGAGCCGCCCCGCGTCGTGATTGGGGAGGATCAAGAGGATCGGTATAGGGGCCGTCCTGCGCAGCACATCGGCCCCGGCCACGTGCTGCGTCTTCCCCTTCAGGGGGCAGCCCATCTGCTCGAAATGAAGGGAGAGGGGCAGAGGATCGCGGAGGAGCACGTCCAGGCGCAACGCAACCGCGCGCTCGAGGTCGCGCGCGTCGTGTCGCACGACCCGGACAAGCTCGTAGCTGCCGCGCGGTCGGGGGCGGCTCTGCGCATCCTTCACGCCCCCATGCTCGAACTCGTGGGTGAGCTGCGGCAGACGTTTGGGGCCGGTCTCGTCGAGTTGCTCAATCAGATCCTCGAACTGGCGCGCGCCGGCCGCCTGCAGGCTCTCGGCGCGCTGTCGCTGCCCCCGCCGACGGATTTGCCGGCGGGGCGGATCGCGTTGCTGTGGGGAGACTACTTCGAGCCCACGGAGCAGGAGGTCAACCTCGCTGCGCAGACCGTGGGGGCACTCCTCGACAAGCGCCTTATCGACCGCGAGACGGCCATCCGGTACATGGCCACGTACATCGGTGTCCGAAATGTCGAGCACCTCATGGCGCGGATCGAGAGCGAGGAAGAGGAGCCGATTCCGCAGCGGCCATCGGCTACCGCGCAGGACACGGGGGAATTGGTTCCCGAGATGGAGCCAGGGAAGGACTGACCATGCCGGATACCACCCTCAAGGGCGAACTCAACCGCGCCGATCTGAACAACCTCACCACGGTGCTGCGCGCGGCCGGACTCGGCGATGTGCTCGATGTGATCGCCTCGGGCGCGCTCGTCGATGAGACCGTCACCGTCACGAGCAACGTCGGGACGCTCGCCAATAGGGCGCTCGCGATCCATGCCGTGTACGCGAGCGCGGGGACGTACACGGGGACGATCACGCTCATCCCGCCGAGCCAGACCGTGGCGACCAAGTTGGCGAAGCTCGCCACCGATCGCAAGACGATCACCTGCGCGGGGGCGGATGCGGTGACGCAGCTCCACGTGCTCTACCTGCCCGCCCCGGCCGGCCTCGAAGCCGCCTTGGCCAAGCAGGCCATCTGATCAGGAGGTATGCATGGAGACCACAAATCAGATCGCCCCGGGCGCGGGCGCTGCAGCTGCGACGTCACAGGGGCAAGCGGGCGCCTCGCCGCAGGCCCAGGGAGGTGCGACTCCGGCGGGGCAACAAGCAGCCGCAGCAGGAACGCCCGCTCCGGCACCGCAGCAGGCCGATCTCGCTGCCGCCGAGGCGCGGGGACGGGCGGCAGCGCTGAAGGCCCTCGGCTTCGAGGGCGAGGCGGATGCCAATAAGTTCATCGGCGACGCGCGGGGTGCGCTCGAGGCGTCGAAGAGCGAGGAGCAGAAGCGCGCGGAGCGCATCGCGGCCCTCGAAAAGGAGGCCGCCGATGCCAAGGGTCTCCGGGATCTCGTCAAGGCGCAATCCGACGCCGAGTTCGGCGGCCTCGATGATGGGATGAAGGCCTTCGTGCAGAAGATGGCTGGCGATGACCCGGCCAAGCGCCTGGAGATGATCGTCTCGGCCAAGGCGTCCGGCCTCATCAAGGCGGCGAGTGCACCGGCGCAGCCGGCGCAGAGCAAAGCAACCACTGTCACGCCCCCTGCCGCAACGGGGGCCGCGACGTCTAAGCACCCACGGGACATGACTCCGCAGGAGTTCTCGGCGTACCAGCGGCAGAAGCTCGCCGAGCGCGCGGCAGGCCGCAACTGATCTGATTCCCGGTACGGGAAGGAAGGAAGGCTCTGATGACCCTGAATGTTGCATTCCTGCCGGCCGCCGTCGCGAACGGTATCCAAGACGGCATCCTCGAGCGTCGTCTCCTCGACGCGCTCAAGCCCGCCCTCCTCTGGCGGATGAACTTCACTGACCCCGCCACCGGGGTCAGTATTCGCTCGATGTCCCGGGATCGGCATGAGGGACGGCTCGGAGAGGCCGTCACCAAGTCTCGGCGTGGCCTCATCCCGCCCGGCGACGAGACGTCGGCGAAGATCCAGCCCGGGCAGGAGCCCTCGAAGGTGCGCGGCTCCGAGGAGTTCTTCTCGTATCAGTTGGCCCCCTACGGCGCCTCGACCGATACGCACCTGGTCGCGAGTCACGTGGCGGCGTGGAACAAGTTCGTCGAGGAGGTGGAGAACCTCATGTTCCACGGGGCCCAGACGCTCGGTCGCATCGCCCGCGGGCGCGTCTTCTCGGCCTACGGTGGGAGCGACACGTTCGCGACTGCGGCCGGGTCGAGCGCCACGGCCGTCATAATCAAGGACGCGACGGGGTTTGACACCGTCCTCGTCAACGGCAAGCCGACGCCCGTGAGCGCGACCTACAAGCGGCCGATCAAGATCGGGGGCATCGGGCGGAACGTGACCGCGGTCGATCTATCGACCAACACCCTCACCATCGACACGGCGCACACGTGGAGCCAGTACGATCGCGTGGTGGCCGACGACGCCCCGTTCATCGTGCGGGCGGGTGCGCGGGCGACCGATCGTCTGATCGTCGGGACCGACACCGCGAAGATTTCTTACTGGCGGGACGCGAAGGCGTTCCTCCAGACGCACAACGTGCCCGGCATCAACGGGCAGGTGGGTCCCGGGGCGGTGTATGGGGCCTTCGTCGACGCCCAGATCAAGAACGCGCTCTACGCCGACGCCGAGTTCTACAACGCCATCCAGCGCAACAACGCGCTCGCGCAGAGCTGGTATACGGGCGCGCTCGGCCTGTACGACAACATCCTCTTCCTCGACAACCAGGAGATGCCGGTCATCGCCTCGGGCGGGGACTACCAGACGGACATCCACCGCTCGCTCGTCTTCGGCGGTGACATGCTCGTCGAGGCGTACATCCCCGATGAGGACTTCTCGAATGAGGTGACGCTTGGTGGGGTCGCGCGTGCCAACCACTACAAGCTCGCGCTCGACCAGGAGGGTGTCCTCACGCTCACCGTCCGCGCCCCGCTCGATGCCCTCGCCCGCAACGTGACCAGCTCCTGGTCCGCTACGTGCGACTGGGCCGTGCCGAGCGATGCCACCGCGCTCACGGGCAAGCAGCGCTTCAAGCGGGCCGTAGTGGTCCACACCGCCGGCCCGCCGGCCTGATCGGGAGCGATTCGAAGACCCGCCACATATCTGATCCGCCCGTCTCGGCCGCTTGTCCGGCTACCTCGCCCGCCCACAGTCATGAGCAACCAGACGCGCCCGACGTCGCGCACGGTCCTCGTCGCCAAAAGGGCGACCCTGATCCATGTGCGCTGTTCCGTTCTCACCGTGCAGGGAGGCGATGTCATCGACGATCCGGAAGTGGTGTCGAGCCTCCAGGGGAGCGGTGAGTTCCAGTCCGTGGAGGTGGCGGACACGGAGTCCTATGAGAAGTGGAAGAGCAAGCGAGCGGAGCGGCTAGCCAAGCTCCGCAAGGAGGCCGCCGAGCTTGGGCACGTCGTGCACCCTGCGACGACCAGGGAGCGCTGCTCCGTCGTTGAGGTGTAGGCGATGGCCGTTCTCACAGACGAGCAGAAGCGCAAGGTCAGGCTCTATCTAACCGTCCAGCAGGTGGAGAACGTTGGATCGTTCGTTGGGTCTGTCCCGGTCGTGACCGAGACGACCCATCGTCTGGAAACGGCGCTCGAGAACCTCACGGACAGCGGCGTCGGCTGCGTGACCGAGCTTCTCGCGAAGATGGACCCCCTCTGGGAGAAGCTGGCGGGAGTGGATGATTCCTTGCAGGTCTCCCAGCTCGGGACGGTCATGCTTCGGGCGGACGAGTTCCAGGCGCGCACGCGGCAATGGGGGTGGTATCAATCCCAGCTCGACGCCGTGCTCTTCCCGCGTGGTGACGGCGTGCTCGAGGAGCATGGCGGCCCCTCCTGGGAGCCGTGATGGGGTCCATCCTCGGCGGCAGCCTCGTCGATAGGTTGGTCCCTCTCGCGGATCGGTTGCGACGGATTCCGGCCGGGCTCGGCGTGCGGCAGTGGCGGGTCATTGTCGTGAGGAGGAGATGGTCTGGCGCGCGCCGCGGGCAGGGCACGCCTTCGTTCGTGTCCCAGCTCGAGCTTGATCCGCGCCCGCTCGTGCGCGTGCCCGATGCGCAGATCGCACTCCATCTTGAAATGGAGCTGCAGGGGCGGCAGGAAGCCGGGCTCATCGACCTCGTCGAGGTGTCCCTCCGGTACTCGGAAGGCGATCTCACGGGAGGAGAACTCGCCGCCAACGAAGAACTCTACTACCGCCTCATCGACGGTGAGGGGCAGGGACTGCTCGTGCGGCACTACGTGCTCGACGGTCCGCCGAGACCCGACAGGGAGAAGACGCTCGGCTGGGTCGTGCACCTCCGTCGAGCCGAGAAGATCGAGGAGTAGACATGGCTCGGAGCATCAAGCTCGACGTCAAGAAATTCGTGTCCGATCCTTCGACGCCAACGGTCACGACCCAGGGCACCTCGGGTGCGACAGGGTACAGCTACAAGATCGTGGCCGTCGCGGCCGATGGCGCTACGAGCGCAGCGAGCGCCTCGGGCTCTACCTCGAGCGGCAACTCAACGCTGTCGGGAGCGAACTTCAATCGCGTGACATGGCCCGCCGTGCCGGCCGCGGCCTCATACGAGGTCTATCGCACCGCTGGCGGGGCGAGCCAGGGAAAGATCGGGAGCACGACGGGCACCACGTTCGACGATACCGGCCTCGCCGGGGATGGCGTGTCCGCGCCGACGCAGAACGGCACGGGAATCGGTTCCGAGATGGCCGTCCTGGATCTGCGCGAGGTCACCGTGCAGTTCGATGGGACGTTCTCCGGCGCCCTCCAGCTCGAGGGCCGCGTGTCCGCGAGCGCGGCATTCGTTTCGGTAGGAGCAGCCCAGACGGCTCCCGGTCTCCTTGCGGTCCCCCAGAAGCTGGCCGAGGTGCGCGTGCGCATGACGGCCTACTCGAGCGGCGAGCCGGCGGTCTATGCCTGCGGAAATCAGAGGGCGTGATGGCGCGCACGATCGATCCAGCTGGGGTGTCCTTCCTGCTCGGCCGTCACGCTGAACGCATCCCGGAAGAGATCCGAGAAGGGCTGCAGGACGCGGCCGACCGCGCGCGTGACGAGCTCGCGCAGAGGCTGCCCGTGGCGAGCGGGACGCTCGCTCGTAGCGTCGACACGAGCCGCGATAGCTCCGGGAAGGTCGCCGCTAACGTGGGGAGTCCGCTTCCCTACGCGCCGGTCATCGAGCGCAGGCGCGGCACGTTCGCGCGCTCGGTTTCGACCCTGACGCGAGAGGCTGGAGAAGAGGTGGAGCGTCGCCTGCGTCGGCTGTTGGTTGACGAGTGAGCAACCTCCGGCATCTCGTGGCCGAGGCGGTGGCCGAGGCGCTCGCGGGGAGCGATCCCGACCTGGCCGGGCGTGTTGTCGTTGGCCCGGCATCGGTCGACGACCCGGCGCAGTACCCCTCGGTTGTGGTGCTGCCCTGCGGTCGCGATCGACTGCAGCCCACCCAGGACGGCGACGCACTCGCGCTGGCAGACGGCACACCCCCAGGCGTGGCCGTCGTCACGAGCGGCGAGTGGCGGGGCGTCTGGCAGCTGCGCGTGCTCGCCACGACGCCCGAGCAGCGCGAGGCGTTCGAGGACGCAGTCCTCGCCGCCTTCCCGGCGAGCTATTTGGACGTCGCGATGAGGCCGGCTGTGCGCGGCGTGCAGGTGGTCGAGGACGTGCTCTGCACGCTCACCCTGGCGACGATCGAATGGGTGGACGGCCAGGCGCAGGACGGTCGCCATTACTCCTACCTCGAGGTGGAGGTGCAGTACCCGAGGCTACGTGTCCTGCAAGAGGTGCAAGAGGCCGGCGAGTTCGTTCTCACGGGCGATGGTGGCCGAGACCTCGAGATCGATACGGATGAGGCGGGCGATCTGATCGTCGCCCCTATTTGAGGAGGCCCCATGGGTGATCTGGTCTTCGTGACGAACGAAAGCGAGGTGTCGCGCCTCGAAGGCGTCTACATCCGCGAGCGCAAGCCGCCCGCCGTCGTGGCCGGCGCCAACTTCTACGCCACGGCGATCTGCGGGGAGTGCGTGCGGGGGCCGGTAGACAAGGTGGTGCAGATCACCTCTCCAAGTCGCTTCGAGGAGGTCTTCGGCGGGCGCGATCGGACGTTGAACGGAACGGGCGGGGCGATCGTGGGCAAGGTCTGGCAGTCTCTGCTCAACAAGAAGTTCGGCCGGCTCTACGTTGTTCGTGCCGCGGCCGCGGCCGCGGCGAAGGCAACCAAGACCTTCGCCGACGCCACGCCGACGAACATCATCCGTGTAGATGCGGCGAACCCGGGACTCTGGGGCAACGACGTCACGATCGACATCGCCGCAGCGACTGACGGCAACGCCAACCATTTCAACCTCACGGTGAACTACCTCGGGCGGAAGATCACCTACAAGAACCTCGACTGCTCGGGGACGAACGACAACACGCTGCAGACCATCGGCAGCGATGATGCCAACCTGGTCACGATCACCAAGCTGGCCGCCGGCCGGCCGTCGAACGTGAGCGCGTCGGCGCTCACCTCCGGCACCGAAGGGTCGATCGCCAACAGCGACTTCACCGCGACGGGGCGCGGCATCAACCTGCTCACCAACCTCAAGGACGTCGGGGCGCGGTTCGTCGCTGGGCGGTCGAACAGCACGATGAAGGCGGCCATCCTGACGCTCGCCGCCAGCACCTACAATGGCTTCTGGCTCGTGTGCCCGGACGACGAGACCGTGCTGCACGGGGCCTTCGAGACCGAGGTGGCATCCTATCGGCACGAGCGCATCATCCCCTGCTACAACCATCCCTACACGCTCGACCTGCAGACGGCGTCGGAGGTGGTGACCGAGCCGACGGCGTGGATGGCGTCCATCCTCTCCCAGGTGGACATCGACGTGCATCCCGGCGACCCGGACAATCGCCCCCTCCTCGCCGGCATCACGCGCCTGTCGTTCGAGTCGCTCGTGCGCGAGGACTACATCGCGCTCCGCGAGGCTGGGGCTAGCGCCCTCGAGAAGGACGACGGGTTCCTCTTCGTGTCCGCCCGCGTGTCCGACCTCACCCCCGGCAAGGAGGAGGTCACCTGGCGCCGTCAGAGCGACTATCTCAACATCGGGGCCGGACGGTTCCTCAAGGGCTTTGCCAAGAAGCCCAAGACCGACACGATCACCAAGCTGGCCATCGGGGAGCTGATCTCCTTCCTCGGTGGCCTCAAGGATGCGGAGCGGGTGGTCAAGGACTTCGCCGTTCGTGAAGTCGATGCGCCCGTCGGGGTGTTCAAGATCTACTGGCAGGTGAAGCTCATCGACTTCGCCCTCTCGGTTGAACTCGAGGCCGAGGTGGGCACCGCCGTCAAGATCCAGCAGGTGAACTGAGGAGAGCCGTCATGACCCACTTGAAGGGCGACAAGCAAACCATCTCCGTGACCGTCAACGGCATCGAGCAGCGTGGCTCGTTCGCGGAGATCGAGGACTTCAACTGGAACCCCGAGGACACCATCGATGAGGTGGACCTCATGGGGGCCGATGCCACGGCGTACGAGATCCAGCACAACGGGTACAAGGGGGACTTCACTCTCTTCAAGACGGACAGCGCCGCCATTCGGTACTACCAGGCGCTGATCACCCAGCTGCAGGCCGGGAACAAGCCCGTCGTGAACATCACGGCCATCACCACCCTGGGCGGTGGTGAGTTCGAGACGCTCGTCTTCCTCGACGTGGTGCTCAAGCTCGACGATCAGCGCGGCTCGCGCAAGTCTTTCATCAAGAACAAGTTCAGCTTCTCCTGCTCCAAGATGCAGAACTTCTGACGGCCTGGAGCGGCTACCCGGGCCCCCACGGGGGAACGAAAGGAGCCGCTCCATGACCGAGACCGTCATCCTCCCCGAGGGCGCCCGCGCCCGCATCAAGACCATCACCATCTGCGAGACCGACGGCGAGGCCGAGTACCTCGCCTCGGCCGCCGCCGAGCGCGCCCGGGATGGCCGCAGCCAGGAGGACGAGCTCCTCCGCCGGGCGATCGTTGCCGTGGACGATGAGCCGGCGCAGCAGCCCTATTTCGCGCTCGACGGGTGGAGCGTCGCCACCGTTGCCCACGTGCGCGCCAAATTCAATGAGCTCAACGGGGTGACCGAGGAGGAGGTCAAGCAGGTCCTCCAGGGCGCCAAGGAGCGCCACGAGGACGAGAGTGGATGCGCCGTGTTCGAGTTCAACCTCGAGCAGGTGGGGCGCGTGTCCGTGGGCGAGGTGTTCATCCGGGAGGCCACGGCGCGGGACGGGTACCGGGCGCGCATGGAGTCGAAGAAGCGCGGGGCGGGCGTGTCCGAGCTCGACGAGCTCATGAGGATGTGCGTGGTGAAGTTCTCCGTGCCGGCCGAGAGCCCCGGCGAGGGCGTCGTGTACGAGGATGGCCCGCCCGACGCCGAAGTCTGGGCCCGGTGGACTACGCGCACCCGGCAGCTCATCTCGGCCGCCTTCCTCGACGTTAACTCGCTTTTTCCGTCGGGCGGGGCGAGGTAGCGCCGGGCGAGCGCGATCCTAGCCTCGCCTGCGGCATATCCGCGCGGCACGGAGAGGGCGGGGTGATCGGCGAGTACCTCTGGGCGGTGGAGTCCATCCCCGTCTACACGCTCGACGCCTGGGAGTGCCTCCCGTTCCGCACGCGCCGACACCTCGTCGAGGGCCTCGCCGAGCGCATCGCCTACCTCAACGAAGAGGCCGCCAAAGGGAAGTGACATGGCCGAGTATCTCGTGAACCTCCGCTACACGTTCGAGGGCAACGGTGTTCGCGCTGGCTTCGCTGGCATCATCAGTGGGGCCAAGGAGGCCGAGAAGAGCGTCCTCTCGCTCCGCACGGTCCTGGGCACGCTGGCGGGGGTGTTCGTGGGCGGCACGGCCCTCAACGCCGCCAAGAAGGCCCTGATCGATACGAACGTCGAACTCGACAACACCCGCATCAAGATCGCCTCGATCTCGCAGCTGAACCTCGGGGGGACGTTCGAGACCAACCGCAAGCGGTCCGAGGAGTTCTTCGCCCAGCTCCGCAAGGACGCCATTTCCCTGCCCGGCACCTCCAAGGAGCTGTTCAACTTCGGCGCGTCCATCGAGGGCGCTGTCCTACGGGCAACGAAGTCCTTTGAGACGCTCCGCCAGGTCACGACCGGCGGGGTGCTCGTCAGTAAGCTCTTCGACATCGACGCCGATCAGGTTGCACGTGACATCCAAGCGGCCCTCGGCGGCACGCTCACGAAGCGGAACATCGCCGCCAGGCAGATCCTCGAGCCGGCGGGCTACACGACAACATCCTTCAATGCCCTGAGTGACAAGAAGAAAGCCGAGGAGGTCGCTCGGCTATTCAATCCGCGAACCAACCCGGCGCTCGCTTCCTCCCTGAAGGAGTTCGAAAAGAGCTTCGCAGGGTCGACCTCGACACTGGAGGACCGGCTCGAGCAGCTGGGACAGCGCGCGGGAGTTCCCTTGAAGAACCGCATCACCGAGGAGGTGAGGCGCATCAATGACTATCTTGAGCGCAATGCGGAGTCCGTCGGCAAGATCGTCGACGATATCGGCAAGGGGATATCGCGTGGCTTCACGATCGCCAAGGAGGTCGTCAGCTTCATCATTGACCATCGAGAGTCACTCGCCGCCTTCGGTACGGGATATCTAATCAATCAGGGGCTGTCTTCGTTCAGAGGTGGCAAGGCGAGCGGGGAAGGACAGCAGAGTCAAGGCCGGATAGAGACTCTATATGTTCAGACTTTGGTGGTTGGTGCTGGTGGGACTGGCTTGTCAGGGGTGGCTGGCCTATCAGGCATATCAGGGGTGGCTGCCAATGTAGCGAGTGCACTTCCTGGGTATTACTTCAATGAGAGGACAAAGAGGTATCACGATGCCCAGACGAACGAGTTCGTAAAGGCAAGTGTCGCCACCGGATCTGGTGGCGGCGTGTCTGGCGCGGCATCGGAATCGACGGCCAAGCGCGTGGTGCAATTCATCGATGCTGGATTAGAGAAATTCCGAAGAGGAGCTATTTATCGAGATGCCAGTGGACAGCTTATAACTGAGAATGGTTACATTTATGGCCGCGGCAAAAATGGAGACGGCTACACACGTAGTTTTAGGGACCCTCAAACGAAGCGATTTGCGAGTGAGGATAGAGCCACGGATAATGCCAGCACGATCGTGGGCACGGCTGGCCCTGGTCTCCTTGCCTCCGCCAACGCGAGATTAACCGCCTTATTCAATACAAAGCAGGGGCCACTGGCTGCCTTTGGCAATGTGGCCGGCGGGGTGGCCGCTGCCGG